TCCACCGCCCCGCCACATAGCAGTCGCTGCGTCGCGGTGGCCGGGCTCCAGTAATCGAATATCCCTATGCTCGGCAGTTCCGTAGCCGGAGCGTATGTGAGCGCGGCGCCCACCGGTGCGCCCGCCGCCGGCGGTACCGTGAATGGAACATTGAGTTGCACCGTATTGGCGTCCACGATTGCCGCCACAAACCGGATTTCCCCGCCGCTGCTCACCGCCTGGCCCGCCGCCAGCCCGTGCGCCGCCGCAAATGCCAGCCTGCCATTCCCCGTAGTGGTTGCCGCCGTGCCGCCGGGGAAATACGCCGGCGCCGCGCCCAGCGCTGCCTGGAACAGCGGACCGTAACTGGGGCTGCTTGCCCCTTGCTGCCAGTTTGTCAGCAACGTCCGCAATTCGAAACTCGTTTGCCGTCTGCCGCCTGCCGGAAGCCCTGCGAATGTCCGGCTTCCTGTCTTGTCTTTCCGGTTTGTCACGTCCAGTTGTTGTCGAATGGTCAGCTTTACCGCCGGAATCCGGTTCGCCCCCGTGATCGCCGGGACCTGTCCATACGCGCTTTCCAGCGCCGTGTAGAACCGGTTTGCGTTAGAGGAAATATAAGAGGCCATATTAGCTTCTGCTCACTCCAATCTCGAAGGTGGCCTTCACCACCTGCATGAAATTTCTTCCGCCGTGTTTCACGGCTCCGAACCCCACTTGGTATTCGCCGCAATAGAACATGCCATTGCCCCAGTCGCCGCGATTCGCGTTCAGCACTTGCATAATCGCGTCCGCGTAGTTCTCCAGCCCGTCTTGCAGTCCGTCCAGGCGGTCCTGCGAATGCCGCAGCTCTATCGTCACCTGCACGCTGCCCGAGAACGTCCGGAATTTCTCCGCTAGGTTGTTGACGATCTTCTCGCAGTACACATTGATTGCCGGGTACTGCATCGTGTTGCTTTGGTCGGCAATATCCGGCGCTACGTTCTGCGCCCGTACTTGCCCTGCGTTCAGGGAATTGAGCGTCTGTCCGCCTTGTGTCGATGTGGCCAGATAGGAGTTGACGCCGCTGGCGCCCGTGATAAGCTGTATCACCTGGCTCGTAATCAGGCTGCCGATTGTACTTGTCATCAGCCCCTCAGAATCGTGCGCGGCACGGCCATCAGATAATTAGGCGATTGTCCCCAGCCTGGCGCGCTTCCCCCGGTTGCCATGGCGTTCGGCTGCAGCCACGCCTGTAAGACTCCGATCGGCGATTCGTTTTGCCGCGACAGAGCCCCCAGGTCCGTCCCCGCATAAACGTTCCAGCCCGTGGCGCATGCGGGCGGTGTACAAGGTTGCACTAGCAGCGTGCTCCCCGCGGTTGTAATCGGCGTTGCCACGGATGGTGCGCCTTCCTCTCCCTTGTTGTTAATCCACGCCATCGTCACATAGTAAGTTCCGTCGGCCAGGTTACCGGGCGTGCTCACTAATTGCGGCTCGCGCGGGCGCGGAACCGGGGACCAGGCGATCCCGATCCCCAGCAGCAGCAACTTCTCGTACGCCCAGTTGGCCCGTTCCTCGAACTGGTCGCGCTTCGCCCCGTAGCGGTCGTTCAGTTGGTTCGAGTACGCGTCCTGGTACACCTGTTGCAAAGTCCGGAATGTGTGCCACAGCTTCAGGGCGGGCGTGACCACCACGTTCTGGATCGTGGCCTGCGGCGCCAACCAGAACGCCGGCTCGGCTCTCTTTGCACCGTGAAACAACGTGGTGAGTTCCAGCGCCAGTTCCTCCTGCGCCAGACCCAGTTTCTGCGTCACGTCGATCCCCTCGACGTTTGCCACGTTGGTTAGCTGTGTGTCCTGCGCCGTCAGGTCTTCCATGTCCGAGACGCGACCGTCTGTGAATAGGGCCATATCGTTTGCCTACTCCTTCGCGGTCTTGGATCCGATTTTCAGCTTGCTCAAATCGTCCGTCAGCTTTTTCAGATCGGTCGAGGACACCATCGTGACCTCTACTTTTGCCGCCGCCGCGGCTTCCTGTGCGGCTTTCGCTGCCGCTGCCTGCTGCTCCTGGAATGCCGTGGCTTGTGCAATTGTCGCCAGCGCCGCCGAGCCTTCAACCACCATCTTGGCGGCCACGTGACGCGTAACTTCCACTAGTACTCCGCTCTTGCCGCCGTCGTCGGTCGCCCGGCTCACGATCACCGTAAACTGCCCCGGAATCGTTGCTTCCATGTCGCGAATCTTCTGGTAATACGTCCGCACGTCCATTTGCATCTTCTCCTGTGTTGTTAGTTCCGCCGGCCCGTTCGCCGGCGTTCGGAGCGAGACCTGTTTACCAGCGCCTCGCCCCGCTTACGCCGCCATTCCGCCCTCTGCAGTCCTACCGGAAGCGGCGGACGTCAGGACCGGTTTACTGCCTGCGCCTACGTGTACACCTGCACGCCCGACGTGTTCCGCAAAATGCCGCAGCCGTACAGAATGTCCACGGTGAACTGCTGCGCCAGCGTGTCCGGTTGGTAGCTCATCACTACGCGCATTCCGAAGTTGCCCATCTCCGCGTACTCCGCGATAGCGCCGGTCCCCGGCAGCGGTTGCGGCAGACGCCGGATTACCAGGCCGATTGCATCTCTCCCAAACGCCAGGTTGTGGGTAGTCGTCACCGGGTTGGCGCCGCTGCTGGTGGTTGTCGGCACGAACTGGGAACGAAACACGAAGAAGTCTTTGATCTTCCCAATGGTGCCTTCCACCAGTGCCTGCAATCCGGCGTCGCCCGCGGTCTGAAATTCGCTGAACCGTGGAATCTGTCGCCATACCGAATAAGTCGCCGCGTCCACCACGATGTACTTCTGTGCGCTGGGCGGAAGCTTCGACAGGAACAACGCCGTCTCCGCGGCGTCTATCACGGCTTCCGTGATTGCCGTGCTCGGCGTCCCCACCGGGTTATTCGCCGTGAAACCCGCGTACAGGTTCAACAGATCGCTTTCCACCTTCTGCGCGATCGCAGCCACCGCCGGCTGCATATAGATTCTCAGTAGGTCCGGCACCGCCAGCGCCTTGGTCACGTCCGGAATCTGGAAAGTTGCTTCCGCGTGCGTGTTCAGCACGATCTGGGCGTTCCCCAGATTCGGATTCTGCGTCTGTACCGTTCCACCCTCGAGGATGTTGTTCGCCACCATCACAGGGGGAATCGGCACGTTGATCGTGTCGCCGGCATGCGCCAGAGCCGGCTCGTAATCGCGATCCACCAGGTTCCCCATCACGAGGTTCCCTACCAGCACCGGCAATGCGTCTGCCGCCACCAGCTTCACAATCGCGTTGGCGACATTTGCTGAAGTAATTGCTGCCATCTCTTCTCCTTCTTTCTTTCTGATTGCCGGCCACTGCGACTCGCTTCCGCTCGTCTGGCCGGTATTTCCCTACAGCCCCCGAAGGGTCTGCGACGCCACGCGCACGATTTCCTCTCGTACCCGCTGCATATCCTCCGCGCTCATGCCCGGACGAATCTGTTCAATGCTCACCGAGTCCCTCCCGGCGCCCGGCGCTTTGAGGGTAGCCGTCATCCCCGTTCCGCCCGTAATGCGCGCCGGCAGAAACTCCGGATTCTCGTTGACGAAGCTGCTCAGATACTCTTTCACCGGCACCTCGCCGCTCTCGCCGCGAGCTACCAACCGCCCGTCCTCGGTGCGCACAATTCCGTCTTGCACCGCCTTAAATGCCAGGTCGATCTTAGCCACACCTAGCCGTTGCAATTCCGCCCTCACCGCCGAACTGCGCTCTGCCTCCTCCGCAGCTTTCCGGCTGCGCTGGTTTTCGGCCACCAGCTCGTTCATCCGGCGCTCCAGTTGTTCCCGGCGCTTTCGCTCTTCCACTAACTCCGCCTTGTACGCCGGCTCGCTCTTGGCTTTTTCGGTATTGGCGAACTCCTGGACTGCTTGCCGCACGATCGCTTGAATGTCGATTCCTTCCATAACTCTCCTTGCGAATCCTATTCCCCGCTTTCGATCTCCTCCGCCACTTTGTTCTTGATGCGCTGCCCGGCGTCGCTCAGGTACTTAAGGGCCAGCCTTTTGAAGACTTCTTTCTTCAACGTCTTAGACTCGATCCCCAAACTCAATAACTTCTGAGCGTCGTCCAAATCCGTGCCCAGGTCGTTTATGTCGAATTCGTCCATCCCCGAAACGTCGATCGTGATCCCGTCCTGTCGCGCCGCCGCAATGGCCCGCAGTGTCTGCTTCATCGCGTCCTTTACGGCTTCGCCGTAGGCCCTCAGCACTTCCTCCGTCGTGGCGAAGTCCAACTGCTTGCTTACCGCCGATTGGTGCGCTCCCGTGCCGGCCTCGCCCGCCTGGATCATCAGGTAGCACACCCGGTAAATCTCGTCTCGTAGATTCACCAGGTTGTCCGCTGCGATCTGGTAAACCTTGCCTTCCGGCTCCGTCCACCCGAATCGGTCGTCCTTTCCGAGTTGGATGTAGTAGGATTCGCCCACTACCTGCTTCCACTCCCGGTCCGAGTACACCACCGGCGAAGCGAACAGCCCCATCGTCAGCGCCCAGGCAAGCGCATTCGACTTATTCAAGTGTTCCAGTTGCAGCGATGCCGACTTATTCATCAGCCACAACCCCTCCGATATCTTCATCTCGAATACCGGCACGCGCCCCAACGATGCCAACCCGTGCCGTCCCTCGTCGATCCGTTGAATCGGGCTCGATTCCCCCGCCTTCCGGTAGATCTCGTAGTTCTCGCGGTCGTAATAAATCCACCGCGTCTCCTTCTCCCACTTCGCGTCCGTCACCTTCGACTGCTGCAGGCAGGAAGTGCGCAGCACGATCCATTCCAGCCCCCCCAGCCGGTCGTGGCTCCAGTTGATGACTTCCTGGGCGCCGTAGTCCATCAGGTAGGCTCGCGACCGCCCGCATGCATCCTCCTCCGCAC